TGGCGAAGTTCCCGAGGGCGAATCGGAGGCCGCTCAGGACGGTCTCCATGTTGACGCCCTCTTTTTCCCATTTGCCCATCAGGGCCGCTGACTGTTCGAGATTGAATCCGAGCGCGCGCATCGGCGCGCCGAATTCTACGGTGATCTCCATCAGGCGCTGGATGCCAATGCCCGTCGCCTGGCTTGCGCGGAACAGGTAGTCGAGTGATTTCGACTGGTCCGCAGTCGCCACCGACCAGTCTCCGAAGAGCCTTGTTGCGGCCGCTATGACGGGGGCGACATCGCTTCCCGCCATCCTGGCGAGGTTGAGCATTTGAGTGGCCATTTGCTGAAGCGGTTCGCCGGTCAGGCCGAGGCGCGTATTGAGGTCGGCAATTGCCTGTCCCACCTGTTCCGCGCCGCTCGGGACCGTGCCCCAGACTTCGGTCATGTCTTTCGTGAGGGATTTCAGCCGGTCGCCGGTCGCTCCCGTGCCGGTGCGGATCTTCGCAACGGCTTTGTCATAGTCGTCGGCCGCTTTGATCGCGGCGGCCCCGATCGCGACAATCGGGCCGGTGACGTACATGGACATATTCCGGCCGAAGCTCATCATGCTCTCGCCGGCCTGCTTCATCCTGGATTCGAGAGATGTGTACTTCTTGATCAGGTCATCGACAGGCTGGCCCATCTCCCTGGCCGCCCTGGTGGCCGACTCGATCTGGCCGCCCATCACTTTCATGATGTCGGCCTGCTTCTTGCCGGCGGCCTCGAGGAGCTGGATCTGCTCCGTGAGCTTCTTCATCGGGTTAAGCGCCTCGTCGAATTTGGAGATGAACGACTGGCCCGCGCGAGTGATCTGGACGCCCGCGTCCTTGGCTGTCGCTATCGCCTTCTGAAGCTCCTGGTTCAGCTTCGACGAGTCGCCGCTGATTTCGAAAAAGAGACGCGAGATTGCCATCTAGAGGTTTTCCTGCTGGATTCTGCCGGCGAATGCCTTCTCGCCTGCGTTCCTGGCGGCTGACTCCATGGCCGGGGCCAGCTTTGTGAACCAATATCCAGGAGGTATCGTCCTGTAGCCGGATACGCCGCGCTGGGAGTGGGTATTGCCATAGGCCGGCCGCGCGCGCCTGCCGGTTGTGAAAACTTTTCCGCGCCGAGTGGACAGCGTGACGCGGGGGCCCAAGGGATGCCGCCATCCCTTGTCCAGGAAGAAGCCGTAGAAGCCCTTTTTCTTCGTTGGGCCGATCAGGAGTCTTCTCCTGGGATTCCCGATCATCTGCTGCCTGTCCCGGCTCTCGACTATTTTGACGCTTCCGGCGAGGTCACCCGTTTTGCGTGGCGCCGCCGTCTCCACGATCTTTACGACAGTGTTGGCGGCGGCTTCTTCGGCGGCAGCCAGAGCCTCGTCCTGCACGATCTTCGAGAATCTCTCGATGTCGCGCTTGAGGTCTTCGAAGCCCTTCATCTCAATTCCGGCCATTTCGTTTTCCTCCGAGCTGATGCATCACACTAAGGGCTTTCATGGTTTTTAGCTGGTTCTGCCAGGTCGGTCCGCTGCTGTTGGGCTTGGGCTGTGGATTTGAAAGAGAGTTCAGGATCATCACCCACTCCTGGTATTCGCGGAATGACATCTCCTGCTCCATCTCCTCCACGCTGCGCCAGCCCAGCCGCAACGCCATTAGGAACTTGCTTCGGCGGCCTGGCTCAGCAAGTTTTTTTCCAGTTCACGCCGCGATTCCTCGGTCAGCCCGCTGTACCGGATAATTGCGTCCTGCAGCGACATGATCGCGCTCGCGTCCGACTGCAGCAGCAGGTCGAGATCTGCATCCTCGAACAGAGCCGCCCCGTCGGCGTCTGTCACGGACCATTTGATAACCTGCAGCGTGATATTTTTGATCCGCGCGGCCGTGTTGGCTTTTTCGAACTTCGTCCCGAGTTCGGCCAGCTTGGTCTGCTCGGCTACCGTCAGCGGACGGATGTAGACAAAGCCGCCCCACTGGGGTATCTGAACCTCCTGCAGGATCGGTTTGCGGTGGAGAATCTGAGCTTTTGTCAGGGCATTCTTATCGTTCATGTTTATCAGCTCCATGTCACCGGTCCGGTGATGCGAAGAGTTACGTTGAGTTCAAGAGCCGAGCCCACAGGCGCGGTCGGTTGGATATTGGCGACATAAGCGGCAAACGATGCCTTCGTCGCCCCTGGATCCGGAAACAGAAGCTCGAAATTGCGCAGTTCGCCATCTTCATAGTCCTTGAGAAGTCCCGTCGTCGAAAAGCCCTGGGTTTCGTCGTCCGGCAGGAAGTTGCACTTGAATGTGACGTCGCCCGAGTTCTTGAAAGTCGGCTTGTATTCCCGGTAGCCTCCTGCAGATTGCTGGTGTGTGAACTCGGCAAACTCGCGTGTGAGCCCCGGCCCCGTGATGTCCTTCACTTCGGCAATGGCGGCAAATACTTCGGGTGTTGCGCCGTCGCCGATCTTCAATAGCGTGCCTAATCCGATTACGCCTTCAGTCATGATGTTTTCCTTTCAATAATTTCAGTTGGGAATCCGCAGGATCGCGAACTTGATCGTTCCGGTGCCGGCGACATCGAGGTTGACCTTGCCGTCGCTCTGCCTCCATCCGGTTGTCCTGCCAATCCAGAACGTGGCGAACTCGCCCGCTGCCAGGCTATAGGTTGCGATGTCCTTTGTGCGGCCGTAGGGATCCGGGGCCGATGCGATGGTCACGGTCGCTGCGTCCGTGGCGTGGTCGTTATGCATGAGGATGAGTTCGCGTCCGCTGCAGACGAAAGAGTTGCCGTTGACTTCATCAGCTGCGGCGAAAGAGAAGTCGAGGCCGTTCGCGGAAACTGCGTCGTAAGGCCCCTTGGGTGTAGAAACGGTCAGAGCCGTTCGAGCCATGTCTTAAACCTCCTGGTAGTGAATGGTGAAACGCATCGAGACGCAGTAGGCTCCGGTGTCGGAGTCGCGCTCTCTATTTATGCTGTCGAGAAAAGCCCCTGCGATGGGAATGTCCTTGAATGCTCCGCGATAGCCGTCAAGCGCGAGCCGTATCTCACGCGCAATCGTCATGGCTTCGCGCCGCGTTTCCGCCCATATGTTTATCTGGTAGATCGCCGCCCGCATTCTAGACGGCCCCTGAAGCGTCTGCTGCGAAGAGTCGTCTTCGAGCGTGTATGCGATTGCGGGCAACTGCTCGCTTTGCGGGAAGTAGTCCGGAAAGATCCGCCTTGATACAAGCGCAGCAATGCCGGGACGGCCGAGCAGGTAGTCGACCAGCGCTTCGTCGAAATCAGTCAATGCTCTCCCTGCACATCAGCTGTAGTTCTCGGTTTCGTTCGTTGATGTTGATGACCGACAGGATGTCGAAGATACGCGAACCGTATTTCACGCGCATTTTCGGCATTACGCCTGCGAGATATCTCAGACTGATCCGATGAGTCACGTCCGCCTGGGTTGTTTGAGCGGCGAAATACTCCCGCCCGGAGATAGGCTCGATAGAAGCCTGCGCAGATGCAAATGTGGACCAGCTTTCAATCACGGAACCGTCGGCATCCTGAGTTTCGGCAACCTGCTCGATAGCGATCGTATTTCGCAATTTGCCCGCGCGCATATCAAGCCGGCGTCAACGCTCGATAGGGCCAGAGCAGCCGTTCCGAAACCGGTATCAGTGCGACAGCCTGGCCAACGACAATATCCTCGCGGTTCTCGTAAAGATTGGAAATCTCCATAAGAATGCCGTGCCGGATTGCCTGCGGCACATCACCGGCCGAATCGCCATAGCCGGCAGTAAACCGGATCACAACTGAATTAAACGAAGATCTCGTTGCAGGCCAGAGACAATTCCAGGCAGGCGCCATGCGGGCGATCTCGCTGGATGACAAATCCGCAACATAATCCTCCGCCGGCAAAATCCGGAGGATCCCCGCCGTGTCAAAATATTTAATCCACTCGACTGCCTGAAGCGGAGGGCGCGGAATATCGATCTCGCATGCGGGGAAGCGATCGATTGTGTATTCGAGCGTCTGGGTAATGAGCGAGCGGCGCAGATACAATTCCACCCGTTCGCGAGCCGCGGTGGTCAGTGCCGAGACATAAGCGTCATCCGTGTCGGTGCTGAGACGCAGATGAGCCTTGGCCTCGGCAAGGGAAACCGGCTCGACCTCGGGAGGCAATATCACCTTGATTCCCATCACACTGCCTTGCGGGGACGGGGAGCGGGCTTAACCGCGCGCATGCCCGGCTCCATCGCCGCCGTTTCAATTGGGAGTTCCAGGAACTCCGCGTATCCGCCCGAGACCAGAGCTTTAGCCTGGTCAACGTCAAGCTCGACAACCGATCCAGGCGCGAACACGCCTTCCGGTCCCGCCATAAGGGTTTTCAACTTGACCTTCATGTTATGCCGCCGCCGGGATGAGGATGAACACGTAGGTATTCGCCGATAGGTTGCTTGCCGAAGCCTGCTGGATCTGATCGGCTACGGTTACGGCAGCCTCGAAATCCGTTCCGGGGACTTTTACCTCAAGTGCGCCGCCCGCCGTGGGAGCGCCGAACGCCGCAACCAGACGATCTCCTATCGCGGCGCCAGAAAGCGCTATTGCCCCGGCTCCGTTTTTGCCGGCTGCGGCCAGACACTTGATTCCAGTGGCGCTGATCTTGGTCAGGGCGACTGCTCCAGCCGCAAGGGTTGTTGTCCCCGCCGAAGCGTCGATCGCGCCCCCGGACTCAACAGTCAGTTTCCCGCCATTAGCCACGATCAGTTCGTCTCCGCCCTGCTTCCTGTAAACTTTTCCCTGATAT